TTTTGCTCGTAAAGATGCAATATTTTACTGTATAGCTCTACACAAGGAAAAGTTACAACTAGCCAATGATATTAGAGACTGTGATAGCCTGCTAAATCGCTTGGAATTTGATGCTAGTCTATATCGCCAACGCTACAAGAAAGCACAGGCCAAAGGTGATGATTGGGGCGAAGAATATTACTCGGCCCGTTACACAGAAACCATGGATCGCATTGAACAAGCTAAGAAAGAATTAAGGAAATCTTTAAACTTGGCTAAATATATTAAAGTCTAAATAGGAATTTGACCATGAAATTAGCAGAAATGTCTACGAAATCAACACGTAAAATTAACAAAGTTATGGAAAGCCGTTTTGGTTTTGCTATTAACTTTAGTTCTATGACTGTTGAGAAAGCAGAAAAACTAAGCGAAACTATCGCTGCGAATTTAAATAAAATTCGTCACAGCGTGGCACTACACACAGCAGAAACAAATCCACGCTATATGGAATTGCTAACTGTACAAGAAGGCCTAAATACATGGCTAGAACAACAACGTACTCAATTAAACGAAGGCGAAGTTGGTAATGCAGAAGTGCTATTAGCTGCTAAAGACATGGTAGATTCAGTACAGGATGCTATCGAAAAAGTCGGCAAGATGCAGAACGAACAATTACCACAACTACTAGATTCGATCCGTGATCAAATCGGCAGCGAACAATCAGAAGCTTTTAAATCAGCAGTAGGTGAAACATTAAGTACATTAATGCAAAATCTACAGGCTGCACGTGAAGGTGTGGACAATGGTGTTCGCGTATTAAGTGGTGAAGCAGTAGATCAACCAATGGCTATGCCAGGTGATCAACCAGCTGACATGGGTGCTGAATTACCTCCCCCTCCGACTAGTGATCTAGATCAAGAAGAAGGTGATGCATTTGGTGCTACAGATGCAGCAGTGGGTGGCACAGAAGAATTAGGTCGCGAAAAGCGTTAATCGTGCGATTAAATGAATTCGTTCATGGCCCAACAAATACTCCAGAGTCTAATTTACTAACGGCTCTGGAACTTATCCAACATCGCTACAAAGACAAAGAAAAACTCCCAAACGTCAGCACACAGAGCCTTATCAATCTAGTGCGTAATACAGATCGCACCTTTGATTATGACGCACTAGTGCAGGCCAATGAGAACAATCCCGCAGTAAAAAATCTGGTTAAATCATTTAACAAAGATTTCATTGAGTTGAATCCAATCGGACCAACAGATGATGAAACAGAAACTACTACTAACATTGGTGATGAAACCACTGATGCTCCAGTTGACACAGTCGCAAACATGGCCAAGCGTGCAGCTAAAACACGCGGCGCCGCAATTTAATCAAAAACACTTGACTTAAGACAATAAATACTTTAGTATTTTAGTATACTATTGGAGATTTATGATATGGCTTATTCAGAAAAAGTTCTAGACCATTATGAAAATCCCAGAAACGTGGGAAGTTTAGATAAGGAGGATCCGCAAGTTGGCACAGGTATGGTTGGTGCGCCAGCTTGCGGATGACGGAGACGTTATGAAACTCCAAATAAAGGTGGAAGACGGAGTTATCACAGATGCTAAATTTAAGACGTATGGTTGTGGCAGTGCTATTGCTAGCTCTAGCCTTGTCACCGAGCTCCTCAAGGGCAAGACGCTGGATGAGGCACAGACCATCAAAAACTCACATATCGCAGAAGAACTCGCACTACCGCCCGTCAAGATACATTGCTCGGTGCTTGCAGAAGATGCGATCAAATCAGCCATAGCGGATTATAGAAAGAAAAATGAAGAAGTCACCCATTGAAAGCCCTTGCATATCAGTATGCCGCTATGAAAACGAAGTCTGCGTTGGTTGTGGTCGCACGGTAGATGACATAGTTAATTGGTATGATATGACTGACAAACAAAAACAAGAGGTGTTAAACAGGATAGAAAAAGAATCCAAATGTTGGTTTAAATAATGGATATGATAACATTAACAGACTACAAAAAAATAGGCAAGTTTAAATAGTTAACATAACTAAATATTTTACAATGTTTGTAGAAAATAAAAATCAAAATATCGTAGTATGTTTTCCGGCTGGAACCGGTGGTCATCTTATAGGAGCATTATGTAGTGCAATACTAGGAAAATATGAACCCTTCCCTGACGCAAACGGGTCCATGCATTCTTCTTCTTCGGTAATTGACGGAATAATACATGTTAATTCATCTTTACCTCAAGACATAATTATTCAGGAAAAATTGCCTGCAGCAGATATTATAATAGGACATTTTACTAATGTAAAACTATTAACAGAAATAGGGAAAAAGGTCATATATATAACATTTACAACAGATAATCTTGATGAAATTATATATAGAGCAAACAAAAAAACAACAGTTGATCTTAAAGATAAAAATACCTACACTCTTTTAGCCGGTATGTCGTGGCCTTCTTATGAAGAATTTTGTGTTGGGGTAAATATTCCGAATGAAGTAAAAAATGAAATAGAAAACTGGTCTGTTAATAAAAAGCAGTACTTATATTGGAAATATAATCTACCCGACGATAAAAATAACATACTTGAAATTAAATTTAATGATATCAATCACAGTGAACTTCTATTAGATGAGATAGCAAATTTTATGAATATTGAAACGTATAACAAAAATAAATTACTAGATATTTTAAATGCGTACAGATCAATAAACAATAAAATAATTTAAATATATTATATGATAACCCTTACCGCTAATGCCGCAAAGAAAATGCAAGACGCACTATGTAATCGAGACCGAGGTATTGGCATGCGCATCGGTGTAAGGACCAGTGGTTGCAGCGGATTTGCCTATATATTGGAATTTGCTGATCAACTGTTTGAAGGTGATCTCGAAATAGACGATCGCGGAGTCACGCTCGTAATCAACAAAAAAGATTTAGTATACTTACAAGGCATGCAGATCGACTACGCCAAAAAAGGTCTTAACGAAGGTTTTGAGTTTCAAAATCCTAATGCCAAAGCTGAATGTGGTTGTGGAGAAAGTTTCACAGTTTAGTTGACATTAGTTAATCACTAATATATACTAATAAGATGCTTATACAAAAATACGATTATACCCCCATCTCTCGTGATACAGTAGATGGACACAGGCTTTACAGTTTACCAGACGGCACTAGAGTCCCCTCAGTAACAACAATACTTGATAAAACTAAACCACAAGAGAAACGAGATGCTCTTGAAAACTGGCGTAAACGTGTAGGCACACAACAAGCCCAACAGATCACCACAGAAGCCGCCAGCCGTGGGACACGTATGCACAAATGGTTAGAAGACTATGTGCGTAACAATCGAGAAATGGGCCTGCCGGGTACTAATCCAAATAGTCAACAGAGCTATGCCATGGCACAAGAGATCGTAGAACACGGCTTAAAACACGTAGATGAAGTATGGGGTATAGAAGTGCCCTTATACGTTCCGGGCCTGTATGCAGGAACAACAGATGCCTGTGGAGTATACAAGGGTAGCCCGGCGATTATCGACTACAAACAGACGAATAAACCTAAGAAAACCGAGTGGATTGAAGACTATTTCCTTCAATTATGTGCCTATGCTGCCGCACATAACGAAGTCCACGGAACCGATATACGCCAGGGTGTGATATTGATGGCAGTAGCACCTAAACTATTAGAAGATAATACCTTTGCTCGGCCAGAATTCCAAACTTGGACTGTGTCAGGAAACGAATGGACGATCTGGATGGACCGTTGGTTTGACAGAGTTGAACAGTATTATAAGTTAGTATAAATACTAGATAACAACTTAAGGTGACAACATGGCTGTTTTAGAAGTAGCAAAGATACAGGTACGCAGTGGACTTTATGAAGATTTACCGGCGCTGGACACGGGTGAATTTGGCTGGTGTGTAGATACCCAACAATTATTCATCGGTAAGGGCACGCTAGCAGAAGGTGCTCCTGAAACTGGTGTAACTGAGATCTCAACAGAATATACTACTGCATCTATCATAAACAGCTTTAATAGCTTGAATGCTAATGTGGCTAATATAACAGCAGTCACTAACGCTATAACTAGCCAAATTGGCAATCTCATACCAGTTTCGGTTACGTTATCCAATAATCAATCAACACTGGCCAATGTAACCGCAGTAGCGATTGAAGCATATGGTGCGAGAGATCTTAACTATAGGATCATCATGAATGCCCATGTCAGATCAGGAACCATTTCAGTGGTACAAACACAGGGCAATTTAATAACATTTTCTGATGACTATGTTGAATCTGGTGACACCGGAGTTGAACTATATTTCACAGGCAATGCTAGTACAAAAACAGCAGTGTTAGGATATACGTCAACAGCGGCCACTACCGGCAATCTGACCTACTACCTACAATCATTTACGTAAAATGTGGCAAAATTTCTGGAACCTGCGAGTCAATGATAGACTAGCAGAATGGAAGAACTTTCGACACCAACTCAGTGATTTACCATTGGATCAAGCCGTTCAAGAACTTAACAACATGTGGAGCACTGCTCCTTATGTTACCTATTATTTAGACCCTAGCGAACCAAACTCTTGGCCAGATCCTTGGACATTGTTAGCCGAAAATTACTACTGTAATGTTGCTAAAAGTCTAGGAATACTATATACTATATACTTCACCAGTCATAGAGCCGTGGATTTAGAATTACGCATGTATTATGATTACAAGGACAAGGAACGCTATACAGTAGCTTTTTTAGATCAGGGAAAATATATTCTTAATTACTGGCCCTACGAAATAGTAAATACAGAACTAGTAGAAGAAAAGCAGATGCATCTGCTTTATCAATATTCAAGCACAGATTTAAAGTTAGACAAATATTAAAACAAGAGGTTTCAAGTGAGCAACATTCAAGTCAAGAAACGTAGTGGGCAGGTCGTACCACTAGATTTAACAAAATGGCAACTTCAAGTGGCTAAGGTATGCCAAGGAATAGCTGACGTCAGTCAGAGTATGATCGAAATCAAAGCACAACCACATTTTTATGATGGAATCAGCACACGCGAAATCGACGAAATCACTCTACGTGCTATCGTTGACTTGATTGACGTAGAACATGAGCCAGAAGTAGGACACACCAACTATCAGTTTGTAGCGGGCAAGCAACGTTTATCGATGCTGCGTAAAGATATCTATGGTGATTATCAAGTCCCTCACTTATACGAAATCGTTAAAACAAATGTAGCCACAGGATTATACACAGCCGAACTTCTTGAGTGGTACTCAGAAGATGAGTGGAACAAGATGGAAGAACTTATCGATCATGCTAAAGATGAAGACTACAGCTATGCAGCTATTGAACAGCTGATTGAAAAATATCTAGTTAAGAATCGTAGTACGAAACAAATTTATGAAACACCACAGATTCGCTATATGGTTGCTGCCGCCACAGTATTCCATAAAGAGAATCCTACACAAAGATTACGTTATATTAAAGATTACTATACCTGCGCCAGTGACGGATTGTTCACGCTCGCCACTCCAGTACTCGCTGGCCTAGGTACCCCCACAAAACAATTTAGCTCATGCGTGCTGATTAAATCAGACGATGACCTAGACAGCATTTTCGCTTCAGGTGAGATGATGGCCAAGTACGCTAGTAAGAGAGCAGGCATTGGCTTAGAGATAGGTCGTTTGCGCCCATTGGGTAGTCCTATACGAGGCGGGGAAATCATGCACACAGGCATGATCCCCTTCCTTAAGAAATGGTTTGGCGACTTGCGTAGTTGCAGTCAAGGTGGTATACGTAATGCGTCAGCTACAGTATTCTATCCCATATGGCATCATCAGTTTGATGATTTGATCGTATTAAAGAATAACCAAGGCACAGAAGAAACTCGTGTACGTCACATGGACTATGGTGTGGTATTAAACGCCTTGTTCTGGAGACGTTTTAAGAACAAAGAAAATATCACATTCTTTGATCCTAACGAAGTTCCTGACTTGTATGAAGCATTTTATAAAGATACAAAACTGTTCGAAGAACTATATGTTAAGTATGAACGGCAAAAAGGTTTGCGTAAGAAAGTGCTAAGTGCTGAGGAAGTATTCAAAGGCGGTATCTTAAAAGAACGTACAGATACAGGACGTATCTATCTCGTGTTCATTGACAATGTAATGAAGCAAGGTCCATTTGACCCAACATATCATACCATCTATCAGAGTAACCTCTGTTGCGAGATTTTACTACCCACTAAGAGTTTCAAACGCTTAGATGATGCCTCTGGTCGCATCGCCCTGTGTACACTAGGTAGTATAAATTGGGGTGCTTTCCGCAATCCAGAAGACATGCGACGTGCTTGCAGAATTTTACAACGTAGTCTATGTAATATTTTAGATTACCAAGATTTTCTAAGCATACAGAGCAAGCTCAGCAACGATGAAATCCAACCACTAGGTATTGGCATCACTAATTTAGCCTACTGGCACGCTAAAAAAAATCTACGCTATGGTGAGAAAGATGCACTACAAGAAGTTAAGACATGGATGGAGCATCAGGCATTCTACTTAACAGAAGCCACTGTAGAACTTGCTAAAGAGCGAGGTGCATGTTTACACAGTGAACATACACGCTATGGTAAAGGTTACTTCCCCTGGGAGAATCGTGCTAAAGGTGTAAACAAACTAGCAGACTTTACCCCAACACGTGAACTAGATTGGGAACAATTACGTAGTGACATGAGATCATATGGTGTGCGTAATGCTACATTGATGGCTATCGCCCCTGTTGAAAGTAGTAGTGTGGTAATTAATTCAACCAACGGTATTGAAATGCCAATGAGTTTGATCTCAGTTAAAGAATCAAAAGCAGGCTCATTTATACAAGTAGTACCGGAGTATAATAAATTAAAAAATCGTTATCAATTAATGTGGGAACAAACTGACTGCGATGCATATTTAAAAACTGCGGCGGTATTAGCGGCTTATGTAGATCAAAGTATTAGCACAAATACTTTCTACAATCCAGCACATTGGCCGGATCGTAAAGTTCCAAGCACATTGATCGCTAAAAACTTAATGCAGGCACATGCTTGGGGAATTAAAACATTCTACTACAGCTTAATCAACAAACAAGGTGCAAAAGCAGATGCGGAAATTGTACCAACATTGGCCGCACAACCAGACGAAATAGACGAAGACTGCGAAAGCTGCAAGTTATAAGGAAACAATTGATGAGCATAAAGTTTATTAATGACATATCAGAGTATCTTAATACTTTTCCAACTTTTGTTGATGATCTTTTAAACTTATTATATTCAGAGATTTACAGTAACAAAGAAGATCATATCCTTGTAGATGTAGGTGCAAACGAAGGCATGATTGTTGAAGTATTGTTAAAACATGTTAATAGCAGTACTGGTAAAATTATAGCTATAGATGCTCACCCAAGGTGGCATGATTTGTTCATGTTTAATGATCATCCTGATATTGCAGCCTATAATATAGGATGTTATTCTATTGCTACTGAAAAAGCATTCATTGACACTGACGAATGTAGTGGTGACGGATTTATAGGTATCCCTCCAAGAACAAAAGAATTTTTAAAGTTTGGTGCTAATCTGTTTCGAAAGCATAAGATTAAATGTGATACGCTTGACAATATACTAAAACCGTATGCAGATAAAAAATTAACATTTTTAAAAATAGATGCAGAAAGCTGTGACTTTGAAGTAATGTTAGGAGCACAAACTACAATTAAAAAAGATAGGCCTTTTATATTATTTGAGTTTTCGGGACAAATTTTTGAAATGGCACATAGCCACAGTAGGATTGACTTTTTTGAATTTTTTGATGTAAACAATTATTCTTTATATTCTATAATTAACGGAAAACCTAAAGATTTTATTGTAGATAATTGGGATAAATTTACTCCTGAGTTGCATGATATATTAGCAGTACCAAATGAATTTAATTATGTAGTTTAAATTGGAAAAATGATATGAGTAAAGAACAATATAACCTAAGTACTAAAACTGATTATCTTAGTCGTAAGATGTTCCTTGATCCAGCAGGTCCTGTAACCATACAACGTTTTGAAGAAGTAAAGTATAATAAAATTGCTAACTTTGAAAACACAGCTAGGGGTTTCTTTTGGCAACCAGAAGAAGTTAGCCTAACTAAAGATTCACAAGATTTTAAAAATGCCAGCGATGCTGTTAAACATATCTTTACCAGTAATTTACTGCGCCAGACAGCCTTAGATAGCCTACAAGGCCGTGCGCCTAATCAAGTATTTGGACCGGTGGTGAGTCTGCCAGAACTAGAAGCATTAATTAGTAATTGGTCATTTTTTGAGACCAATATCCACAGTAAGAGCTACAGCCATATTATCCGTAACATCTACAACGTGCCTAAAGATGTGTTCAACACCATCCATGACACTGAAGAAATCGTAGGCATGGCTAGTAACATCGGCAACTATTATGATAAGTTACATGTGATCAACTGCCGTAAAGAAATGGGCGGTAAGATAGATGAACGAGATCATATCAAAGCCATATGGCTTGCTCTACATGCAAGTTATGGTTTAGAAGCATTCCGCTTCATGGTATCGTTCGCTACAAGTTTGGCCATGGTTGAGAATAAGATCTTTATTGGTAATGGTAATATTATCAGCTTGATCCTCCAAGACGAATTGCTACATAAAGAATGGACTGCGTTCTTGATCAATCAGGTAGTCAAAGAAGATCCACGCTTTGCAGATATCAAAGCAGAATGTGAAGCTGAGGTTTATCAAATGTATCTCGATGTTATCGGTGAAGAAAAAGCCTGGGCAGACTATTTGTTTAAATTAGGTCCTGTGATTGGTCTTAATGCTAATATCTTAAAAGAATTTGTAGACTACACAGCGGTAGGCGCACTAAAAGAAATTGGTATTAAGTACAGTAACCCTGCACCTAAGACTACACCTATACCTTGGTTTAATAAACACAGCGATACAAGTAAAAAACAGACAGCATTACAAGAAAACGAAAGTACTAACTATGTCATCGGTGTTATGGGCGACAGCGTTGAGTATGATGACTTACCGGAGTTATAAGATGTTAACAGTATATAGTAAAAATTATTGTCCTTTTTGCGATAAAGCCAAACACCTATTAAAAACAAAAAATATCGCATACACGGAAATTAACATTGACGAAGATCAAGAAGCACGTGAGTGGCTTATTGGTCAAGGACATCGTTCAGCACCACAGATCTACCTAGGTGATGAACTGTTCGTAGAAGGTGGATATCAAGGATTAGCAAGATTAACAGATGAAGAATTATTCAATAAACTAGGGGAAGTCAATGCTTGAAAAAACAGGATATGCTAAAGATACAGTAGTAAGTTTTAAAATAGTCAACGGCGACGAGATTGTTGCTAAAATCGTAGAAGAAACACACGATGAGTTTACTATTAATAAACCAACAACAGTCATGCCTAGTCAAAAAGGTCTAGCATTGATGCAGAGTTTATTTACTAGTGACCTAAATAAGAATATAACTCTAGACAAACGACACGTGATGATGCACAGTCCTACAGTTAAAGATGTAGAGGACTACTATATACAAACTACTACTGGTATCCAACCAGTCAGTGCTGGCGGTATTATTACTTAAGGTGTAATTATGTATCTTAATCCAACAGTAGAATATCAACACCTTAGTGAATGGTTATCTACTTTGGTTGGAGTGAAGATTACACCTCGTAATTTTGTTAAACGTCTTAGCAAACATCTAAACAAACATCAACATCCTGTACGTGTAAAATTATATACCGGTGCTAAAGGCGCACTTGAACCGAATGAGTTTACTATCGGTGCAGAATACGATCCTGGTCTAGACGAAATTAAAAAGAAACAGTTCATTATAGATTTTATCTTAAATCATCCTAAGACTGTACCTATAACAATCACTGCTGAAATGGCAGATCAGATGGCCATGGATTTGTTAGAAACATTGATCCATGAATACGAACATCAACGTCAATTCCGCAGTCGCAGATATCGCTATCATAGAAATACTTATAAGAGTGATCATAGAGATCCTAGTAAAAAAGCTGATCAGGAATATCTAGGTGACCCAGATGAAATAGATGCTTATGCACAGAATATAGCGGCTAGACAATATTTAATGAAATATAAGTTAAATATTACTAGTGCTAGTGAAATTAATAGTCCAGATTTAAAACAGTATTATAAGGCATTTGGCAAGGATCACGAAATAACAAAATTGTTATTAAAGAAAGTTCGGGCAAACGTAAAATACTATAAGGAGAACGACAATGGCAAAAATCACAGACGAGCATTTAAACGACCCCAATTTAAACGTAGATGATGATGTCTTGGGTGATATTGCTCCCGAGGACTATGTATTTGTAGTCAAGCCCAATGGTGTCCTTAAAGGTATTAGCCTGCCAGAAATAGACGAAGAAACCAGCCCTGAAGTAGAAGAGATCTTTAATTTTTTTATCAAGCAGGCCGGTGGTGAAAACTATCTAGCCAGTCGCACCATTCACTAGGCTACGTAGTTCAAACAAGGTAGCAACTACATCACCCTCGTGCAAGATAGCTCGACCACCCGCCGCCCGCCATTCTTCGATGTTACTGGGGCGATCATCGATCAATACGTCATCGGCACTTTTACAGTGCATGTGTTTATCACTGCTGTAAGGACCAAAGAATACTGGAATTTTTGGCCAACGACTTTCAATCCATTTGATCTTATCCCAATGCACCCATGGCACATCATTCTGTCTAGGGATGGCTGTTAAGAATTTAACATCCATGCTGTTTTCTTTTGCCAACTGTTGAACTTCTTTTACCAGTCTATGAGCATCAGGCATTTCAGGTAATAGACTATATAATCTAGGCTCAGCTGATATCTTAGCCCAACCTTCTTGATCATATCTGACACCACCCGGTGTGCGGAATCCTACTATAGGTTCAGCGTAGCCATCAAAGTCTGCTACTACACCGTCCATGTCTAAAAATATTGTTGCCATTAAAACCACCTTAATTTAAAATAAAGAGCATCTACTGGATCCTCAAAACGAAATGCAAAACCTTCCTTTGATCGCCAACCGTGTAGATGATAACGGCCACCCGGAGCTGTAGCTAACCATTCGATGATCACCGGAGGACTATGTCTACCACTCTTTAACATGATATCCCAGGTTATAACAACTTCTTCCCACTCAGCCGGCGGCGGCCAATTGACAAAATGTTCCATCAGTCTAACTCGTTCTTAATACGCCATATGGCGATGCGGGTCAAAGGTCCTATGGTTCCGGTGGGTTGCAGGCCTTTTGATTTTTGGAATGCTCGGATCTTTTCCTTGGTGCTGAGATCGGGCATACGTTCACGACATACTTTACGATATTTATTAAAAACATTTATCAGATTACAGTCTCGACCTGTGACAGAATCTAAGGCATGATCAGTCAGGGTCTTGCCTGTGGTGCCATATGCTACCACATCTGCCGCAGTCTTGGCCTGATCGATAGTTTCAGCAGTAGCAACCACAGCAGCACCTGCACCCATATTACCTGCTAACATGGTCACACAACCTTGTAATAACAAACACAGGCATAATATTAATCTCATACTTCCAAATATTGTAATTTAAAACTATCAGCACGATGTTCGTGACCCACATAGCCACGAGGATTACATACTATACGAGTAGAGCCAATCTCGTAGTCAAATGGCTCATGCGTATGACCGTGTGTCCATAGGCGGATCTGTGGACGATAAGCGATGAAGTCATCTAGGTCACTAGCAAATGCCGCATTCATGATCGTGTCATGAGCATACTTAGGATGTATACTTTTCTTACTAGGACAGTGATGAGCAACTACGATATATTTTTTATCAGGATTTTCACCAACTACATGATTAATATAGTCCAAGCTCTTTTTATGGAACTTAACAGTATCTTCAGGAGTAAGCCGTGCTGACTTATAAGCATTAAACATTCTAGTACTGTTCTTAATGCTTTGGAAATCGTTCATCATAGTAGGCATATGATACAAAGTCAGACTATCTTCTTCGTTCATGTTGGTCCATAATGTAACCCCAATAAAAGTATAGCCTTCGATGTCCACAGTTTCATCGTCTAAGATGTATAAGTTATCATGGGCTAGTTCACGTTTTAAATGCGCAGTAGTTTCTTGTATGTCATAGGCATAATGTTCGTGATTACCTAGGATATAAATGACCTTAGGAAAACGTTCACAGCACTCTTTAAAGAACTTCCTATAACGGCTGTCATGGTGATGCACACCATTCAGATGTTTAGCCACACAGATATCACCAGACAAGACCAGCACATCAGCTGCCTCTGTGTTATGCAATTCTATCGCGCCAAACTCTAAGTGTAGATCACTACCTAGTGCTATCTTCATGTCCACTCCAATAAAAACTTACTACACTCTGCATCCTGTTCAAATTCTAAATAGAACAGTTCATCATCAGTCAGCATACGAACATCATATCCATGGGCACGCAACCAACCAGGGATTTCGTCCCAGACAAAATACCCATTCTCAACGCCAAATGCGGTAACGATTTTATCTACCAAGTGATCACTGAGCTGTAAGATCATGCGTATTTCAACTTAAACAAAAAGAATTTCTTTTCATCAACTATATCATGGTTAGGTAATATACCATCGTAGTCATAGTAGATACGGATACCATAGTGTTCAGTAAGCCAAAATTGGAAGTCGGCCTTATCCCCACCGGTAGCACCATATTCTAATTGTGCCTTGTC